GACCCTGCGGGCCTGTTGCACCCGTTGCACCGGCTGGTCCCTGCGGGCCGGTGGCGCCTGTAGCGCCGGCTGGACCGGTCGGACCGGGGTCACCTTGGATGCCCTGCGGACCTTGCGGGCCAGTGGCACCCGTTGCACCAGTGGCACCCGTAGGGCCAGCTGGTCCTGTTGCACCTTGCGGGCCGATCAGGCTGGTGGCTGATCCCCAGGAACCTGAGGTCTTGGGGCCGTAGACCGTGTTGGCCGTGGTGTCGATGTAGAAGTCACCATCAACGCCAAGCCCGGCCGATGGCGCGCCGCTACCGCTGCGCACCGTCTTGCCATCTGCACCAGCTGGTCCTGTTGCACCGGTAGCGCCGGCCGGGCCTGCAGGCCCTTGTGGGCCTGTGGCACCTGTTGCACCCGTCGCGCCGGCTGGCCCTTGCGGGCCTGTCGCGCCAGTGTCGCCGGTGTCGCCTTTCAGACCCTGCGGTCCCTGCGGGCCGGTAGCGCCTGTTGCTCCTGTGGCACCCGTGGGACCCGCCGGGCCGGTGTTACCCGTGTCTCCCTTAGGGCCTTGCGGACCAGTCGCACCAGTGGTGCCTGTCGCGCCGGTAGCGCCTGTGGGGCCAGCCGGACCCTGCGGGCCAGTCGCACCCGTAGGCCCTTGCGGTCCCTGCTGCCCGACGAAATACCCGAGGCTGTTCCAGGCCGTTGCACCGTTGCCGACCTTGAACTGGCCGGTGTCGGTCTCATAGCCAAGCTCACCGGCAAGCAGCACCGTGTTGGCTGCCGTCCACTGGGCTGCTGTCTTGCGCTGGGCCTGTACCTTTGCCATCAGGTGTTCCCGTCGATCACGTCTTCATTCACCCAGTTGGTGCCGTCATAGACCAGCACGTCACCAGCTTGCGGGCTGTCAGCGTTCACATCGCCAAGGTCGCTGAGCTTCAGCGTGTAGTCCGCCGGATTGCTGCCAGGTGCCGGCACATCAGGCGCCAGCTTCAGCAGGCCGATCTCGACGAACTTGCCGTCATCAATCCGGCGCGTCTCGCGCACCTGATAGTTGGTGCCATCCACCGTGATGCTGTCACCAAACAGAAGCCCGCCGAAATCAGCTGCGCGGCAGGTCAGCGTGTAGTCAGTGCTCAGCACCATGTCGCCGGCCACCACCTGCGTCGGCATGTCGAGGATGCCCAGCGCAGTGATCGCGCCAGCTGTGCAGCTGACGCCGAAATCGTCCAGGAAGACCGCTAGATCCTCACTGATCGCCATCGGTGGCCTCCGGCTTGGCCTTGCGGGTTGCCTTGGGCTTGGGTTCCTCGGCCGGCGCCTCTACAGCGCGACCCATGCGGAGCAGCTCAGCAGCCACAGCAGTGTCCAGCTCGTAGACCTTGCCGGCCTCGAGATACTCACCGCGTGCTGCGCAGTCGCTAGAGATGAGAACCTTCATGCAAAAAAAGGGGGGCGGTTGCCCGCCCCCGCCTCCTTATCAGGTGGTGATGTCCAGGATGGCGGCGAAGCTCTTGGGATCGCGCACGGCCACGTCGTAGGTGACGATGCCGCGAACGCTGGTCAGAGCCTTGCTGAAGTCGTCCTGATCTTCGCCCACGGTGATCTCGAGGCCGTTGCCCCAGAAGCCCACCATGGCCTGGCTGAAGTCGCCCATGAGCAGAGCCGAGCACACACCAGAGCTAGATCCCTTGGTGAGGGTGCTGGGCACCTGGTTGGTGGCGGCCAGAGGGTAGCCGTTCAGGGTGCCGGGGGTAGGACCGCGGCCGATGCCGGCCAAGTCGGTGTTGAACAGGAAGGGACCGTCGCCGGTTGTCGAGCCACCTGCGCGGAGCTTCTTCAGGGCTGCCAGCACCTTGTAGTTGGTGAGGTAAGCCACGGAGCCGGGGTTAACAGCACCGTTCACCTGCATCACGGCAGCTTCCAGATCCACCACCTTCTCCAGGGTGACAGCACCACCGTTGGTGCCCATGGCCACGGAGCCGATGCCGGAGGTCTGCATGATGCCGGTGGGCTGGCCGCTGGAGCCAGAACCGTTCAGGATGCCCAGGTCGATGGCCAGGTTGATGCCATCGGTCAGGTCACGCCGCACCAGCTCCTCGATGCCAGGGGTGCCCTGCAGCAGGGTCTGGCGGCTGTACTTGGACAGGGCAGCCAAGTTCTTGGGAGCCATGGTCACCTGGTCGAAGGTGGACTCCGACTGGGTGATCGCGGTGGTCTGGGTGCTCAGGTAGTAGGTCGAAGCCACACCGGAGCGGCGGGGGATCGCCACGTTGCCCACCAGGCCAGGCATCGTGCGAACGCCCAGCTGCAGCATCACTGCGTTATTCCGCAGGAACTCGATGAACTCATCGGCCAGCAGATCGGTGGCAACGAGGTTGCCGCCGGTGGTGGCGCCGGAGGTCACATAGGTGGCACGCTGACCGCCCAGTGCAGAGAAGGGAACGAAGAAGGAGCGTTCAGTGGTCTTGGCAATGCCAGACTTCTCAACCTCACGGGACAGCTCACGCACCAGGCCGGCCTCACGGGAGGACCAGTCACCGGTGAGCATTGCGCGGATGCCAGCAGTCAGGCTGTAGGCAGCGCGCTCATCGGATGCCATCTCCACAGGGGCGACGGTTTCCACAGGCTTGGCGCCCAGCTTGTCGAGCACCACAGCGCGGGCCTCATCCAGGCTGCGGCCGCCGTCGATCAGCTGGCGGCCAAGGTCGGCCATGTCGTACTTCTCAGTCAGGGCAGTGATGCCAGCGATGCGGGTGCGCTCGGCTTTTGCAGCCTCAGCAGCCGCTTCAGCCCGCACCGCCGAGATGTCGGGGGTGTTTTCCATCGGAACCTCAGGTTCTGTTTCGGGGGTTGGTGATGCGGCGGAGGCCGCAGGATCAGTCTCAAAAGACCGACCCACACCCACAGTGGGGTCTGCAGGTATACTAACCACGCTGATCTCGTAGGGAGCCCAGCTGGTAGCGACGAAATCACCGCTGCCGCGTTGCTCCATTTCGTTGATCGCGTAGCCAAAGGATACATTCCGAAGAACGCCATCCTTCACGTCAGCCAGCACCTCCTGAGCGAAGGCGTTGCGGCTGAACTTCACCGTGGCGTAGCCACGTTTCTTTTGCCCATCAATCCAGGCACGCTCCACCACGCCGATCACCTTGTTGGGGTCGTGGTTGAACAGCAGCGGCGCTGAATCGTTCAAACGGGCCAGATCAGCACTGCGCGCATCATGCTGCAGCACCTCATTCCCGAAGTAACGGGCGACGGGAAACTCACTAGAGAAGGGGAACTCAATGCTGCGCTCGTCTTCGCTGACCGTGAAGTCAGCTACCTCGGCGCGCTTCAATAGCTGCCCTTCAAGATCACGCGATAGGTCCATCGGTGTCCTCGATGTCATCCTGCTCATTATCGGGTGCAGCAGCGTCATCAGCCTCAGCGGCAGTCTCCGCCGGCTCCGCTACCGGATCCTCCATTGCTTCGTGCTCGTTCTCTGGGTCGCTGTCGAAGTAGAGGTCCAGCTCCTCGGCGCGATCCACCTCAGCCTTGCGCGCCAGCAGCAGCTCCTCAAGGTCGCCGCCTTGCTCGGCCACCACGTCGGCCTGCGTCTTGAATCCGCAGCGCACTGCGGTCTTATACGCCTCGACTTCTTTCGCCGGATCCACCCAGCTCCAGCCGCGCGGCATCCACCGCACACGCCGGTAGCGATCGGGGTCTGTCTCGTACGCCGGCAGGCTCAGCGCACCGCCGAGCACTGCCATCTCCAGCCAAGCTTCAAACACCGGCCGGTGGAAATTCTCGATCATGAAGTGCTGCAGCGCCTTCCAGTTCTCCCGGTCCTCCAGCAGGCTCAGCCGGCTGCTGCTGTAGTTCGTCTGACTGAAGTCGCGTGAGATCGTCTCGTAGCTGCAGCCCACACCGGCCGCCATTGCCCGCAGCATCGCGCGCAGGAACGGCTCCAGCTGCCCATCCGGGGCATCCAGCTGCGGCACCGTCACCTTCTCGCCTGGCGCTAGGTACTTGAACACGCCGGGTTCAAAGTTGCTCACCCGTTCGTTGTCGTACACCTCATCACCCAGCAGCTCGCCCTCCGGGCTCTCAATGAAGCCCATCAGCGAGCTGGCCGCGCGCGCGCGCACCACCTCGGCCTGCTCGTAGCCCTGCAGCATGTGCAGCCGCTGGATGGCGCTCGCCAGCCAGGGCACGCCGCGGGTCTGTCCAGGCCGGTCCTGCACGTACAGATGCAGCACCTCAGCAGCAGGCACCAGCCGGTGGCGTGCCGTGGTGCTCGGTCCAAACGTCGAGTCGCCGGGATGCTTTGTCAGGAACGCATACTGCACCGGCCGTCCCCAGCGGTTCAGCTCGACGCCCATGCGCCATTCGTTGCCATCGATCGTGCTGCCGCCGGTGTAGTTGTCGTCCAGCAGATCGCTCTCGATGATCTCCAACGCGAACGGCACACGGCCACCGCCGAACGGTTGCCGCACCATCCGCACAAACACCTCGCCCGACTCGGCCACTGCACCGATAAGCAGCCGCTCGATGTCCTGGAAGCTCAGCCGGCCAGCCGTGTGGCATGTGCCCTTGCGCCCCCAGTCCGACCAGGCCAGCTCGATTGCATCGTTGACCGTCTGATCTAGCCGGCCGCCGCCGCGCTGCATCCGCACCTGCGCCTGCATCCTGATGCCGGTGCCGATCACGTTGTTCCGCACTGCACGGATCGCCTGCCGCGCGTAGTCGTTGTCGCGCACCAGCTGGCGCGAACGGTTCCGCAGCCGCGGCAGGCTGCCCTTGATCTCTGCGTCGGCGCTGGTCCCGCCGGTCACCCAGTCGCTGGTCAGCCGGCTAACGCGCGCGCCTTCATACATCCGCCGCCGCAGGGCAGGCATCGGAGTGGCGCCCTGCTGCAGCCAGCCGAGGATCGCGCTACGGACGCCCATCAGAATCTCACGAACAGGTTGTGCGGGTTGCCAAGCCCATTGGCGTGCAGCTGTGCTGCCTGCTCACGCTTGACCGCTGCCTTCAGGGTACTTTCAAACGCCAGTAGGTCGTTAAGCTCCATCTTCTTCAGCCGCCGGCTGCCGATGCTGTACTCAGCAACAGCGCCGCCCGCGATCATCGCGCGGATCGCAGCCTGCACCGCGTCGAGATCCTTCTGCGACTGGCTCCGGCCATCGAATGCGCTCGGCTGGCCAGCGTAGCTCAGCCCAGGCAACACCTCGAGCTGCCCAGCCCCGAGCGTCACATGCTCGCCGCTCTTCGTGGCCTCGGCTTGCCAATACCATTGCCCGGAATCAAACCCGGTGCTGGTGCCCTGCGCGATCAGGAACTCCCAACCGGTGCCGTAGGCCGTGCCCACCACCGTCGCACCTTCATGCGTCTTGTTGAATCGCAGGTAGTAAGTCAGCGTCCAGCCGTCGCTGCTGCTGATCGGGTTGCCGAGGTTGTCGCTGCTCGCAACATCCCGCCACTTCACCGTGTCTCCGGCTCTGATCTGGGCAGGGATGTTCACGGCCTCACCAGCTGTTGACGAACGCCGAAGCTCCGGCTCCACCCGATCTTAGGCGCGGCTTGCGTGGCTCAGCATCCCCATTCTGCAAGCGCTTCTCCAGCTGGTCCCAGATAGTTCTCCGGTCGTACCGCTGGTACAGCCGATGTACCGCTGCGTATGCGTAGACCAGGCAATCCAGCGCCTCATTGCGGGCGCTTGGTTTCTTGACCCACTCGCGCACCGGGAAACCCTTCACATAGCGGAGCGCCTGCTTTTCTGCCGTCAGCTGCTCGAAATACTCAGCGCCAGTCTGCGCATGGAAGTGCAGGTAACCAGGCCCGCGTTCGTTGTGCTTCAACCGCCCAAACAGCGTGGTCTTGATCGTGTCGCCACCGACCGGGAACACAGCCGCTCCGCGCTTCAGCGTCCGGCCCTGCGCGTTGATGTCCACCTTGCTGGCCTTGCCGATCGGTGGCTTGCCCCGTTGGCTCTGGCCCTTGATGGCGATCACGCCCACGGCCTGCCGCTCCCTGGCGTACTGGTAAGTCTCCGCGGTTGCGTGGCCGCCGCTGTCCACACAGATCACATCCGCCCGCAGCTTGCCGCCGCTCACATGCTCCCACTCATGCAGCACCAGCACGTCCAGCTGCTTCCACACCTCAGGCCGGCATGGGTCGCCGTAGATCTCCTGGTGATCGATCAGCCAGCCTTCCTCCTCGCGACCCCACGCCCACACGCTGACCGCTAGGCGATCGCCCGCACTGCCGCCGCCGCCCTGCACATCCACGCCGATCGTCACGGCCAGCGCGCCCTCCGGCAGCTTGCCGGCCGCATACGGCTCGCACCGCTGCAGCAGCGCATCCGCGCTCACCTTGCTGGCAAAGTCCTCCTCCCACGTCTCAGCCAGCCGGGTGTTGACGAAGCTCTTCAGCATCGGTGCATCCGACTTTGCCCGCAGGAAGTCGTCCACCATGTCCGCCCAGCTCAGCCAGCCCAGCGGGCTGTAGAGCCCGCTCAGCTGGAAGCCGGCCGTCTTGCCGTCGCTCGGTGCCGTCGCGCGCCACTCGCCCTTGCGCAACATGGCCGGCTTGTGGATTTCGGCGAAGCGCTCATGGCAGTGCTCGCATTCGTACACCGCCGTGCTCGGGTCGTTCTTCTCCCACTTCAGCTGCGGCCACTTCAGCCACTGCATCTCCTCGCAGCAGGGGCACGGCACATAGAACCGCCGCTGGTCGCTGCGTTCATACTCAGCCTCGATCCGCGAGAAGTCCTTCACGGTTGGGGTGCTGGTGAGCAGGATCTTCCGCCGCGCGAACGTCGTCGCCCGCTTCTCCGCCAGGCTCACCGGATCGCCCTCGCCGTCCACGTCCAGCGGGAACGCGTCCACCTCATCGCAGAAGATGTAGCGGCACGGTGTCGAGCGCAGGCCCGTCGCCGAGTTGGCCCCGGTCAGCAGCATCATCCCGCCGGGGAACTCCTTCGAGAACATCGTGTTGCCCGAGTCGCGGCTCCTGCTCGGTGCGATCTTTTCCGCCAGCACCGGCGTCTCCGTCACCAGGCTCTCGAGCCGCTGTTTGCTCAGCCGCTTGGCCATCTCCACGGTCGGCTGCACCAGCAGCATCGGTCCCGGTGCGTGCGCAATCACATAGCCCAGCCAGTTGCTGCCGCTCTCTGTCTTCCCCGTCTGCGCCGCGAACATCATCACCACCCGCTGCACCGTGCTGGTGGTGCTCAGGCAGTCCATCGGCTCCCGCAGGTACGGCGTCCGGTTGGTGCGCCACGGCCCCGGCTCGGCGCTTGCCTTGCTGCTCAGCCGCCGGTGCTTGTCCGCCCACTCGCTCACCGTCAGCGGTGGCTCCGGCCGCAGGCCATCCATGAACGCCGAACGCCAGACGCTCATCGGTCTGCCTCCACCAGCGCCAGCAGCGCGTCCCGATGTTCATCGCTCAACAGCTGGTGGATCACCGCCGGGTCCGTCTCGCCCGCCAGCTGGTGACTGAGCCGATCGGCCAGGTTGCTCAGCGCCTCGCGGATGCTCCGGCCCACCTGGAAGGCGTCCTTCTTCACCTCCTCGGCCGGCACCAGTTCACGCCGCTGCTGCGCCACCTGCAGCTTCGACAGCTCCGCCTGATAGTGCTCCCGCCGTGCCCGGCTTTCGTTCAGCTCCGGGATCGCATCATCCGGCAGTGCATCCACCCGAGCCCGCAGCTCCCGTGCATCCCGTGGCGCCGGTGCCTCGATCGGGTCCGCCTTGCTCACCTTCGCGTTATGCGTCGCCTTGGTGTTCCGGTTCCACAGCTCCAGCGCCAAATCACGATCCAGCCACCGCTTGCCGTCCTTCTCCACCACCGCCGCCGCAATG